GCGCTGGGACATCAAGCAGCATCTCCGGCAGCGCCGTGGTTCGTGGCGGCGGTGGTGGAGGTGCCGTCCCGTATGGCACTATCGCAGAAGCGGGCGGTGCAGGCGGTTCCGGCGGCGGTGGGCGCGGATCGGGCTCGGCAGGCAACTCTGTCGCGGGTTCAGCCAACACGGGCGGCGGCGGCGGCGGCGGTGCGTTGTATGTGAATAGCGGCAACTCATCGGCCGGCGGCTCCGGCGTGGTGATCCTCCGCATCCCGACCGCGAACTACAGCGGCACGACCACGGGCAGCCCGACCGTAACCACCAGCGGCTCGGACACGATCCTGACCTTCAACGCATCCGGCTCTTACACGGCGTAACCCATGGCACACTTCGCAGAAATAGACTCCGACAACAAGGTCATCCGCGTCATCGTCGTCTCCAACGACCTCGAAGCCAACGGTGCCCAATGGTGCCACGACACGTTCGGCGGAACCTGGGTGCAGACCTCCTACAACGACACCATCCGGAAGAACTACGCCGGGCAGGGGTACACCTGGGATTCCGTCAGGGACGCCTTCATCCCACCCCAGCCCTACCCATCGTGGCTCCTCAACGAGGACACCTGCCAATGGCAGCCGCCTGTGGCCATGCCGCAGGACGGCCAGATGTACGAGTGGGACGAGGCCGCAGGCGAGTGGACGGTGATGCAATGACCTTCCACGACTACTGGCTCAAGGGCGACACCTGGGTTGACGTAGAGGGCACCCTCGCGGACGCCGGGATCAGCCTCCTGCCCACCTCCGTCTCCTCCTACGACCCCATCGGGGTCATCTCAAGGCCCACCGGGGAACTGGATGCCCAAGGAAATCAGGTGATGGAAGCCCTGGAAGGATGGCACGCCAACCTCAGGCTCACGGAATCCTTGACTGCAACTCAAGAAGCAATTCTGGAGCCTGTTCTGATCCCTCAGCCCACCAACCCCATGAGAACCTGGGCATGAACAAGGAACTACTGGAGAAAATCCACGGGGCCCTGGCCCAGGAACTCCTGAACAAGGTCCTGAGCGGGGAAGCCACGGCCACCGAACTGAACGTGGCCCGTCAATTTCTGAAGGACAACGGGATCGACTGTGCCCCGCAGGCCAATGCGCCGATGCTGCAACTGGCCAAGTTGATGCCCTTCGATGAAGAGGCCGCGTGAGCGAACTTGAACGCAAACTCAAGGACTTCAGGAACTTCGTCTACCTCGCCTGGGATCACCTTGGGCTGCCGGAGCCGACTCCTGTCCAACTTGACATCTCCCAGTACCTGCAGAAAGGTCCCCGGAGGCGGGTCGTCCAGGCTTTCCGTGGCGTGGGCAAGAGTTGGCTTACTAGTGCTTACGCTGTGTTTCGGCTGCTGCATGATCCCAGGCTCAACATCCTGGTGGTCTCGGCGTCGAAGCAACGAGCGGATGACTTCTCGACCTTCACCCTGAGGCTGATCAACGAGATCCCGCTGTGCCAGCACCTGAAGCCCCGGGAAGACCAGAGAAACTCCAAGATTGCCTTTGATGTCGGCCCTGCGCCTGCGTCCCAGGCTCCATCGGTCGTCTCCAAGGGCATCACCAGCCAGATCACCGGGTCACGTGCCGACCTGATCATTGCCGATGACGTGGAGAGCCTGAACAACTCCGCGACCTTCCTGATGCGGGAGAAGTTGCAGGGGTCGATTGCCGAGTTCGAGGCAGTCTTGAAGCCCGGTGGAGAGATCCTGTTCCTGGGTACACCCCAGACGGAGCAGTCGATCTACCACGGGCTGCACGAAAAGGGCTACGACACTCGCATCTGGCCTGCCCGGTACCCCGAGGACCGCCTGAAGGTGGCTTTTGGTGGCAAGTTGGCCCCGATGCTGGCCGATGGGACCCCAAACGAGCCCACGGACCCCCGTCGATTCAACGCCATTGACCTGATGGAGCGCGAGGCTGCCTATGGGCGCACCGGATTTGCCCTCCAGTTCATGCTGGACTCGACGCTCAGCGATGCCGACAGGTATCCGCTGAAGTTGTCCGACCTGATCGTGCTGGGCCTGAACCCCGAGAACGCCCCGGAGAAGCCGATCTGGGCCGCGAACGTCAGCAACGTGGTCAAGGACGTGCCCTGCGTTGGCTTCAACGGGGACCGTTACTACGGCCCGATGGACATCCTGGGCAAGTGGATCCCCTACGAGGGTGGAGTCATGGCCATTGACCCCTCGGGTCGTGGCGACAACGAGACCTCGTATGCCGTGGTCAAGATGCTGAACGGGTTTCTGTACGTGACTGCCGCAGGCGGTCTCAAGGGTGGCTATGCGCCCGAGACCATGGAACGTCTGGTAACTATTGCAAAGAACCAGAGCGTCAACCGGATCATCGTGGAGTCCAACTTCGGTGACGGCATGTTCACGGAACTGCTGAAGCCGTACCTGGTCAAGATCTATCCCTGCACCACGGAAGAGGTCCGGCACAACATCCAGAAGGAACGCCGGATCATCGACACCCTGGAGCCTGTCCTGAACCAGCACCGCCTGGTCTTCGACACCGGGGTCATCCGGGATGACTACGAGTCCGTGAAGCAGTACGCCACGGAGAAGGCCCTGACCTACAGCCTGATGTGGCAGATGTCCCGCATCACCCGGGCCAAGGGAGCCCTGGCATACGACGACCGCCTGGATGTCCTCAGCATGGCCGTGGGGTTCTGGGTGGAGCAGATGGCCCAGGATGTCAACCGGAAGATGGCCATCCGCAAGGAAGAACTGCTGGATCAAGAACTGGAACGGTTCATGGAACATGCCGTGGGTCGCAGACCCGGGGGTACGACATGGATGTAGACGACCCCGACGAGTGGGCCACCCTGCTGGTTCACCACGCCTGCCTGGTGATCCTGAAGTACGAGGACCATCTAAGGAGCAAGACCGGGTCGCTGGCGGATGCCAAGGCACTGGCCAAGGCCATGCGTGAACTGAAAGAAATGGTGCCCGACGAGGTACTGGAGGTGATGCGTGGCTAGTCCCTGCGATGGCAAGAAACTGAACAAGCCCTGGAAGACGCCTGGTGGCTCGAAGAAGTCTGCCGTGTGCGTCAAGGACGGAGCCAAGACCAAGATCGTCCGATTCGGTGATCCAAACATGAAGATCCGGAAGAACGAGCCTGGTCGCCGCAAGAACTTCCGGGCCAGACACAACTGCGACAACCCGGGTCCGAAGACCAAGGCACGTTATTGGTCATGTCGGGCTTGGTAAGAAATCACTACAGATATTTCTTTCTGTAGTGACTTTGTGCCAAAACGTCTACCGTCACCTCAAAAGACCTACGAAACGTCACATTCAGGAACTTTCACATGCCCAAGCAACTCAAGAAGATGGTCAAGGGAATGACCCGGGAAGGCATGGCCAAGGACCGTGCCTACGCCATTGCCACCGCCGCACTCCAGAAGAAGGGCATCATGCCCATCAAGAAGCGGAGCAAGTGATGTGTGGGCAGATGCAGCAGAGATCCCAGGGCCAGTTCTTCTCCACGCCAGCCATGGAGCAGATGGAACTGCGGAGGAAGCCCCTGACTCAGCAGGAGCAGCGCCAGCGCCAGTCCGAGGCCCAGGCATGGGAACACTCGGGTCTGGGCAAAACCAACCCCTATGAGCGCCTTCCCCAGTCCCGTCTTGCCATCGTCAACCGCCGACGACAGGCCATGATGCCCCGAGGACCTTATGGCCGACCGTGACTACAAGGAAGAATACCGGAAGTACCACGGGACCGAGAAGTACAAGAAGGACCGTGCCTCCAGGAACAAGGTTCGGAGACTGGCCATCCGCAAGGGCAAGGTCCGAAAAGGGGACAACAAGGACATCGATCACAAGAACGGGAACCCCCGGGACAACCGTGCATCGAATCTACGGATCGTCCACAGGTCGGTGAACAGAGCCAAGAAGTAGGAGGTTCCCATGGTGATCAAGTGGTTTCCCTACGAGATCCCCGTGGTTGTCACCAAGATGCCGGAAGATGAGTTTGGGGAGTTCTTCTTCTACCCTTCCCCCAAGATACACCTGTCTCAAGACCTACAAGGGTGTATACTAAGGGGAACCCTGTTACATGAGATCCTGGAAATGGTGAATGAAGTACATGACCTAGGTCTGACCGAAAGCCAGATCAGGACCCTGGAAGTATCCCTGGGTCAGATCATGGGTCAGAACCCCTCCCTAACAGATACCGTCTTCCCTCTAGGATCCTCTGAGAGCGATCCGGGAGACGAGGATGACTCCGAGGCCATCCGGAAGTCTAGGATCGATCCTGGGGCATCCTAGGCCCCTTAGAAGCCAAGCCCTTGGGTAGACCTCCCCGTTGATCCAACATCTCGCCCCCACTCCTAGGTCGGTGGGCCAATAACACGATCCCTGAGTCAGGGTATGTGGGTAATGGGAATCCCACACGGAGGAAGGTCGGAAGACTAGGGCGTACTTTTGGGAAAAAAATGTGAAAGGGTTTGATTGAGTGATCGTCGCCCGTGTCCCCCCGTGGGGGCACCTGTGGGCAGGCCACGGTCATACGACACGCTTTTCGTGTATCTTTTGTCGCGCTTCAAGTGACGCGAATGGGGATACGGGAACCAAAGGTCGCATGATGCCTGGGCGAGGGGGCACCATGGGACGGTCTAGGTGCTAGACGGGTGAGGCTGAGCCTTCCCGTTTATTTCATTTATTTCTCCGATAGGCCTTGACACGGCCCGGACCATCGGCTACCCTACGGGCATGATCAAGGCTAGACCCATGGACAGCGCCAAGCGGCGCGCATGAGGCGAGGCCGGATCCGATTGGAGAGAACACCATGAGTCAGAACACCAACACCGTGCCCGCCATGCCGAAGGCTACCCGCAAGGCCGCGCCCATCGTCGCCGGAGTCGAAGCCCTCGCGGCTAAGGTGGCCGAAACGAAGCCGATCATTCTCTCTCCGGCAATGAAGGCCGCTGAGGGCGAAATGGTCCGGCTTGCGCTTGTGGCCGATGCGGGGTTCCGGAAGGCAGCGGAGGGGATCGCGGAGTGTGCGCGTATGGGCATCCACGCCGCCTACGGGATCTCCCTCGCGGAGTATGTGGTTACGGTCCTGACTGACGCCAAGGTGGCTCGGTCCACCGTGTATTTCCTCAAGGACGTGGGCGTCTCCTACGCGGCCCTTGGAGCCAAGGTGGCCGATGCCGTGCCCATGGATGGGCTTCGTGAACTGGCGAGCGCAGCGAAGGGTAGCCCGGAGAAGGTGGAGACGTTGTACGGGCAGGTGATCGCCACGGGCAAGGGGGGCAAGGTTACCACGGAAGACGTCCGCAAGGTGACGCGCAAGGATGCCGACACGGGCACCGTCAGCATGGAAGACGCCGCGAAGGCACTCAGCGGCAAGGCCTTGAAGTATGCGGAAGGGGATCACGCGGCGGCCATTGCCATGATCGACGCCGCACGGAAGCGCCTAGTGTCCGCAATGAAGG